TCGGTTTTAGGACGATCCATACCATCTTGGATGGGTTTGAAAAAGAATGGATAGTTAAGTGAGATTGGTACAACTTTATCTGTAAACATTTTTTTAGCATCCGCACCGGATTTGGATAGTATACCATATCTTGAATCACTGGATATTGTTGCTTGGTTGACCAACTCTGCGGAACACATAAAGGAAAATCCAGATCTCCTATTTTTAAGATAACACATTCCATAGGCCCTAGTATCTGCTTTACAGGCTTCCCAGAAAATAAAGAATAATCTATTTGCTTCTCTGTAATCTGGTGCTCCGATATCAATTTTTGACCATTGCAAGTACATGTAGTGAGTACCAGTGATATAAGTAGGTTCACCATTATTATTAAACCAAAAACCCTCATCTCTTCTTTTAAACTCTTCATCTATATAGTCCCACCATTCTTCTCTAAAATCTGCTGGGTATTTTTCCCAATCAAACCTACTTTTAATTCTTTTTAGTTCTTTTGGGTATTCAAATTGTTCCCAGTATTGTTCTGCTTTTTTTTCACTTCTTTTATACGGGTTGTCAACTGCTGGTAAAGCAATCCTGAGATTCTGTATTTTAATGATTTGTCCAATCTTTCCAGTTTTACTTATACAAATAAAATCATAGTCTTTGTTATACCCATACTCCCACTTTTTAAACCTATTGTTTTTAGCTAAGATCTTAGGATTAACAACGTCTTTTAATTCACTCCATAACGTTTGTTGATACATTACTTACTTCTCCCTTCTGCAAATCCTTTAAAACCTCTTTGTGGTTTCTCTTCCTCTTTCTTTTTATCATTAAGCAACTCTTCTTCCTCTTCCATTCTATGGAGGATTTCAAAAGCATCAAATATAGCAAGTTTTTTAGTGGCAGCAGCATTCTTAAGTCTATCTGCAGTAACATCATCGTCAGTGTCGACGATTGGTTCTTTAGCGACTTTAATGAGTTCTTCAACTGCAATGCGCCCAGCTTGGATTATACTCTTCTTCGTTTCCTTTACGTTCATGTCTTATAGCAATATCATTTGATTTCATACAATATAAACGTTCACCATCTATTATAAACTCAAATTCAGAGTTTGGGGTAAACGTTATTAGATCACCAGTTTTAATGCCGTTAGAGGATAGTTTATCATTATTATACTTGATAATACCTTCTAAAGGTTTTTCTTTCTCTAAGGACATCTTATCATTGTTCTTTAAGGGTTTGACAAAACAATAGTTAAGGTTTGTCACCCATTGATCACCATCTTTATAAAGATATATTTGTTCTATATCACAAAAGAATAAATCATCTTTGAAAAATGAAGCAGAGTTTTTCTCTCTACCTTTCATATCGTAGAACCTACGAAAAACATTATGATGAACTAAGACTTCATCACCTGGTTTTATTTTTGTTTTAAAAGCTTGAGGTACAACTTCTACAATAGCATTTTTACTAACTGATTCAAATGTTTCAATTCTTGTATTTACTATTAACTCTTTACCGTTCAATTCTATTGTATTGTTGTATCTTTCTTTTTTAGGTTTAATTAAGAATCTATATATACTCTTCATCTATACTCAAGATCAAATTCTACAGCAATAGCCATATTTGAGTTGAACTTTTTCCATGGAAGAACTTCATTGTCTTTCTTAATGTAGATCATATACTCACCTTGTTCTGGTTCTAATATATTAGATATCGTATGTCCTCCGTATACTTGTTGACCAACAGCATAGTGCATTGCTTCATTTTTATAATCAGAACCAATACTTATTTTTCTTATTACGCTAGACATCTTAATCTACTTTACTTAGCTCTGGTTCTTTTTCTATCTCAGTATATTCTCCAGTTTCTAAATTAATATTAACTGCACCATATTCTTTTTCAAGTTGACTTTTTACATCTTCAACGTCTTGGTTGATTCCTGCAAACTTGTGTAATAAGCCGTGCTTCTGCGCTTCTAATACTCCTACTTCATGCATTATAGCATTTAATTCTCTTTGTTGGTCTTGAATAACCTTTAATTGTTCTTCTTTAATTTTCATTTGATTTGATTTTTGTTGTTTTTATTTTTAAATACTAATTTCCTTTGCTCTTAGTCCTACTTGGTAGATACCGCTTTCACCTGTAAATTTACTATCGTATTCAGCATCGCCTTCAAGTTCTACTTGGTCTTTGTAATAATCAGGATTGTCTGCTATTAAATTTACCGCAGTTTGTAGTTCTTCTTCAGTAAAAAATGTAACAAGTATTGGTAACCCTGTTTCAAGTTCTGTTTGACCTTGTGCACCTACATAACCAAGTACCTTTAAACTATCTTCACCTGTTCCCTCTACTTTTCCATAAAACCATCTATTAGGATTATCTTTTTCTATTTTTTCCATTATACTGGTCCTCCATCAATTATAGTGTTTCCTGCAGCTATAATCGCTGCTCTAGCAGTGTCAGCTGCGCTACCACCTGTGTATGTGCAACTACCCATAGAATAAGTAAGTATATTACTATTGGTAGCATTAATTCGTATTAAAAAGTTATCATATTGAGCAGTTGTCATTGGCACATCTGAAGTAGAGCAAAAGTTTTGTGCAGTAGTTAAAGAACTAAAATCTGCATTTGTAGGCCATTCTAATGATGTAATAGGAGCGTATCGTACCATTTCCTTTATAGAGACAACACTACTAAAATCATTATTAGATGTTCCACTTCCAAAATTTATTGATGTAATCTCTGAACTTCTTGCAAAAAACTCTAACGACTCGACACCACTTGAAAAATTCCACCCACTTGCATCTACTGAAGTAATTCCATCACTTTGATAGAACATACCATAGAAAGTTCTAACTTGTGGAGCTGAACCAACTGCTACTATTGAAGAAAAGTCTAAACCGCTTAAATCAGGGCTACTTGTGAACCCTGAACTACCAAACATACCTTGAGCGTTAGTTGCTCCACTTGTGTCCAAGTTATCAAACCCTGTTGGTGGTGCATAGGATGTAGTTAGACCAAAGCTACCAAAGGCATTTCCCCAAATGGTTTGACTACCAAATCCAGACCAAAAGGCTGCAGGAAATTGATTTGCTGCAGGTGCAGAAGGTGAGATATTTAAAACTTTACATTTTATAAAAGATTCTCGAATACCTATTGTGGATGATGTACTTGTAAATCCACTTGCACCTATAAGAGAGGTTAAAGCATTATTATCTTTAAGGAAATATTGCCAAGTGGTACAACTACTTGTATCCATACCTGTTACATTAATAGTAACTTTAGTCGAATCACTAGAGTTAAGACCTTGAAATGTTGATTGTAAACTTGTTGGTTTCATGTTAGTCCAAGTTGATAAATCAATATTTTCTGCCCAATCTCCCGTCGTTGCGTAAAGCGTAGCCAACCATCGTTGACCACTAGGTCTTAAAGTCCAACCTGTTACATTAGTGTCTGCGTGTAGTTTCGAAAAATAAAACATATAGTCAAATAGACTAGCATTTGATATATCTAAATTAGGTGCGATTACTTTACATCCATTTGTTGTTAAACTACCAACTTCTCTAAATGTAGAAGTTATTGAATTAGTTGTACTAAAATCCCAACCTGTTATGTTTACACTTTCAAGATTTTTACACTTCATAAACATACTTGAAAAACCATTTGCGTTACCCAGATTACCTGCCCAACCTGTTAAATCAAGTTCAGTTATAGCTTCGCACTCTCTAAATAATTCGCCAAAAGTACGACTTACCCCTGCTGTATATAAGTTGCTTACATCAGGGTAATCAGTGGCTTCATAAGTCATAAATTTAGCCTTATAAAACATTCTGTAAATGCTTGCCATTGAACATTCATCAGTGCCCCAATTCTTAAGTTTTTTAATTTTATAAGTCGATGGTGTTCCCATAGCAGCACCTTGCATAGCCAATCTACCATCAATCTTAATATCGTAAAATCCTGGACCTGGATAAGTGTGTGTTATGTCGTAAGTAACGCCACTATCTGAACTACCATCTCCCCAATCTACATTGAAATTGATTCCAGCTGCAGCAGCAGCAGCAGCAGATAATCCTGAGTCTATCTTAAAATCTAAATCACC